TCCTTATTAGGCAAACTTGGTTTGTGTTTCAAGAACTGTGTATGTTGCAGATGCTGTCTTAATAATTGTAAATGAGTATGCATCAATAGACGATGCGTTGCCTGCTGTGATTGCTGCTGGAACCTTTGGTGTCACAGTAGTTCCATCAATCTGGATTGTGTTTGGATAGTAGGCAGTAGCACCATTGGTGTTAAGCCACACAAGGGTAATTGTATCTCCTACTGGCAAGGCAGTATTAAGAGACACAGAACTGCTGTATCTAAAGTTAAGTGTATGGTTTGCTGTTGCATTAGATGTGTAATACCAGATAGAAGCAGTTGAGACATCAAAGTTAATTGTGCCAGTTGCAGCAGATGCCACAACATTTATATCTTCTTCTATACCTCTGATAGTTGTATCAGCAAGAGTTCCGCCTGCTGCTCTAGCAAGCGGTACTCCGCCTGCTGTTGAGCCATCGTGGACTACTACTGTTTTCTTATCGGTATCTACTGTCAACTCGGCGTTCAAGCCTGTAAATGAAGCGTGTTGTGCAGTTGTACCTCTACGGCGTTGAAATGCGAAGGACATTAGATTGTTCCCCAATCGGATAGATTAGCCCAGGAAGCGGATGTTCCATTGTTTGTTAAGAAGTAACCATTAACACCTGCGCTAATGGTTGGGATGTAACTTGCAGCAGCCGTTGCCGAAGCAGCAGCCGATGTTGCGCTAGTAGCAGCAGCGGTTGCTGATGCACTAGCCGATGTTGCAGATGTGGCTGCCGCTGTTGCAGAAGCCGCTGCGCTTGTTGCACTTGTTGCAGCAGCCGAAGCACTAGATGCCGAAGCAGTAGCACTGGTTGCTGAAAGTTGAGCATGGTACTTAGATGAGTATTCTCCACCCGCAACTGGACCAGATGTAAGTGTTGCCCAATCGTTGGCAAGTGTTGCACTTGCTGCAGAACTTGTTGCGCTAGTTGCAGCCTGACCAGCGGATGTAGATGCTGTTGCTGCAGAGTTAGATGCCGTTGTTGCACTTGCTGCAGCGTTAGTTTCAGATGTAGCGGCAGCACTAGCACTTGTCGCTGCAGATGATGCAGATACGGCAGCCTGTGAAGAAGATGCTGATGCATTGTTAGCACTTGTATTAGCAGCACTTGCGCTTGTTGCAGCGCTTGAGGCGCTAGTAGCAGCCGAAGATGCACTGGTTGCAGCACTCGATGCGCTAGTTGCTGCAGATGCAGCGACAGTAGCAATGTTGATATAGGTAGTAGTTGTTGTATCTGTAGATGTAATCTCGCCCATGTCTCGGACAAGACCAGAACCTGTAAGACCAGTGACTGATACAAAAGAACTGTTTGCTGCTGTTGCGGAGTTGGCTGCAGAACCTGCAGATGTTGCCGCTGCTGCAGCCGAGGCTGCTGCTGCCGTTGCAGATGCTCCAGCGCTGGTTGCCATCGTGTCAATGTAATCTTTATTGGCTGCATCGGTAGATGCCGTTGGAGTACCAAGACCAGTAATCTTATTTGTACCCATGGCAATAGCGCCAGACATTGTTCCACCAGTAAGTGATAACTTACCTGCCAAGGCGTTGGTCATTGTTGTTGCAAAGTTTGGGTCATCTCCTAGAGCCTCTGCTAACTCATTGAGAGTGTCAAGAGTTCCAGGCGCTGAGGCAACGAGGTTAGATACCTGAGTATCTACATACAACTTAGTTGCTGCATCTGCGTTAGAAGATGGCGTGCCAAGTCCAGTTACCTTAAATCCACCAGCAGCAAGGTCGCTACCCAGAGTATCGCTAGTAAGAGTCTTATTAGAAAGCGTTTGTGCCGCATCAAGAATTGCCACAGTTCCTGTGACATTTGGAAGCGTAATAGTGCGGTCAACAGTCGGGTCAGTAACTGTAAGCGTTGTTTCAAAAGCATCAGCAGTGGCTCCTTCAAAGACAATGCTTGCATCAGTAAGGGTTAACCCTGAAACCAATGGTGAAGTCAGTGTCTTACTTGTAAGCGTTTGTGTCTTAAGTGTGCCTACTACATCGCCTTCGCCAGTAGCAATACCATGAACATGTGTGTCAACATTGTTAAGGATTCCTGAGTCAGATGCAAAACCGCGTGCTGCAATATGTGTCTGCAGTTCCTTGAACTCACGGGCTGAAATACCGTGGCGGATAGTTGCACCCGCTGAGTGTGCTACAGCCTGTGTGTTGTCCTGCCCACGATAAACCTGGAGTGTAGTTCCAGCGCCGCCATAGACAGTGACTACTTCTTCCTTGTTTGTATCAGGGTCCACAAGCAGTGTGTAGGGGAAGGATGATGGGAATCCTGAGACGGAGGCTACTACAAACGATGTGTTTGAGTCACCTTGAGATTGAGAGGCAAGAGCAGAAGTGAGAGTTGTCTCTACTGCAATGGCGGAGTAGTTCCGCTTTAGTGTACCTGGGTCGCCTGCTGCCATTTATTTACCTATCTTTGATAGTGGGAACGAGTTGGATATTGACGGCGTTGATTCTCAGCAACTTCATTTAAACGCTGCTGATAAACATTAAACAAGAAGCGTGAAGTTGATTCACCTGTGCGAGCGCCTTGCTGCATGTCAAGAGCATCGGCTGATGCTGATTGCGGTGCTAGGCGTGATGGGTCAATGAAAGAAACCATACGGAACGCTGCTCCGTAGATAACTACATCTTCTGCATAGTTAGGCAACCCTGTCCAAGTTGAGAACTCTTGGTCGCCAGCGGTGAATACTGTTGGGCGCTTGCCGAAAGCCACATTGACTTTACGCCCTGGCATGATTGGACTAAGAACGCTTACGCTCTTACCCAATGCTCCTGCCGTACCGAAGGCTGTTGGGTTAGCCATACGGTCAAAGTTATATGCACGAACAGGAAGCCACTCTTTAGATGGTCCGATTGTTTCGTGTGTGATGTTGAGAATCTGCTCTGCTGCATCTGGCAAATCGTATGTTGTGCGGTTAGCAACATAAGCAAATTCTGTCTGCCCTACGCCAAATACGCTTGGATACATTGCGTTGATTGTGTCGTTAATAGCACGCTTAATCTCATTGCGCGGAAATAACGGAGCAACAGTTACTCTTGCGTTGGCATCGTGTGCTGCCTTAGTAGTGCCACGCTGTCCTCTACCCCAAGGGGCAATAGTTACCTGGCTGTTGGCTGGGTCAATAGAGTGAACATAAAGAATTTCATCGTCAATCTGAATATACCCACGACCAAGGATTCCTGTTTCGTGAAGCGTAAGAGTTGTTGAGGTGCTAGTAGCAGAGGTAGTAAGCCATGTGCTTGCCTCTGTAGCAATGGAGTATCCATGGAGAAGCGTGTCTACACGCTCAGCCAAATCATTAAATGTACTCATAGGTCAATACTCCTTAGGGCATCTACGGCAGACTTGCCTGTGGTTCCAGCCAGTTCGTTACATACTGCGGTCAAACCCTTGAAGTCATTTGGGGTACGAGTGCTGCTTGCTTTGTAATTCAAAGCCCCTAGTAACCCTTTGCCAGTTGTTCCTGCGTAGGCGTTAGCAGCCCCCAGAAGCCCCTTAAAGGCTGCCTTGTCTGTGACTCCAGCCAGACGGTTGAGTTCACCGACTAGCGTGCTTCCTGCTGCTCCTGTTGCCATTACTTAGCCTTTCTCCGTGCTGCTGCGTTATCCACAAGGTTGGGATATGGTCTGCCCGCCTTCTTTGCGGCAGCCTTAGCCTTAGCCTTTTGTGCTGGGGTCAATGGAGTTGACTTCTTGTTAGGGTTTGGTTTATCCCAAAATGCTTTTTTCTTCATTACCATTTCACCTTATCTGCCCAATACGCTGCGCTCATTTTGCCTTTGGCAATGTTCTTCGCATGGCGTGCCTTAAATGATGCCTGTCGAGCCGTTGGCTTTTTATCGCCACTGACACCCTGTTGACCAAAGCGAATAGTCTTAACCTGTTCACCTGACTTAGCCACAACTACATGTGACTTTGTTGGATGGCTAGGCGTACGCTTTGGTTTATTAAACCCTGATACTCCTGCTCGCTTTAGTCTTGGGTCTGATGCCATAATTACTTCTTCTTTGTAGCCTTCTTAGCAGCCTTCTTAACCATCTTCATTGGCTTACCAGTTGCCTTGGCTTCCTTCATGGCTGCCATCTTGCCTGCTTTGTCGTATGAGAATTTCTTTCCATTTACCATTGGCATTGTTTTCCCCTTATTAGTTATTGGTTGTTAGTCGTCATCTTCATCATCTTCGTAGTCATTGCCTGCTATTTTTTCTAACGGCTTAACTGGAAGAATCCAATCTGGATAACTCTCTCTATCTGACATAAGCCAGAAGGCATGA